AACAGTCATAACATAATGATGACCTTCTTTTGGTTCTTCATATTGAAATAAATTTTCTGACCATCTAATAGGATTAATAGCCTTTTGTGCTAATAAATCATTTGCCTCAATTAATGTATTACCTCTACCATGGAAATTATTACCAAATTCTTGATCGAACTGTAATTCTGATGTATTAGCAACTGTTTCTTCTTTCCATTTTTCATCTCTTCCTGGTACGTCCCACCAATCTACTCTAAATGGCTTAAACTCATTTGTATTTGTTGTAGCACCTTCCCATAATTTATGGTATATATTACCAACACCATTTGCCGTAGAAGCTATAATAATTTTTGTATCTTTACCTGATGAGACAACAGGATATGTCGATGTATAAAACTGTGCGTCATTATCAATAAACGCAAACTCATCAAGAAATAGTAAGTTAATAGATAAACCCCTGATTGAACTACCTGATGTAGCTGCAGCAATAATTTTTGAATTATTGCTAAATTCAATTGAACCTTTATTTAATGCTTTACAACCTGGCTGCAAAAAGAATGGTAAGTTTTCTAATGCTAATGTAATTCTACCTAGCATTTCCCTAGCCACTGCACCTTTGTTAGCTAAAATAGCAATTGTTTTTTCTGGGTGGAAACACGCATACCATAATAAAAATACAACTGATGATATTGATTTACCGCTTTGCCTACATGCTAAAACAATATTAAATCTGTTTTCATTAAAGTGATGGAACATTTCTTCTTGATAAGGCCATAAATCAAATGGAACTAAACCTTTATCAAGCGAAATAACTTTTACATACGTACGAGCAAAATATGCAGGATCACTCATGCACTTTTTATACTCTAGAACCTCATGCTTGGAAAATGAAGATTCTACTCCATCTCTTTTTACATTAGGATTCCCTAGATATCCTTGCTCAGTTGTTGCCTTCGTCATCTATTATTACATCCTTTGTATCATTATTTGCTTTTATTAACAATCTTTGTAAATCTGTCGTACTTCCAACAAAAAGATTATTATTTGTCACTTCACGTTTTATAGCTTCACCCGTTAAATCTTTTTTATTTTTTTGGAGAGCCATCAATTTTTCAGTTGTATCGGCAATATCTTTTATCGATCTTGATAATACTTCAAACGCTCGTGGATGTTCTGATTCACGAGCTAACTCAGCAAGCACATCAAGAGATAATGTGCCTGTTCTAATTAAATCTTTATACGTCTTTCTAGAAAACTCATAATCATCTTTAATTTCAAGATCATCTTTAGTAATAGTTTTCTTTGCTGGCAAGTTTTTGCTTAGATTCTTATTAATCTTTTCTAATTTATCACTCATAACATACCTACGTTATACTTACATTTACAGTATAATTATCATCTTCATCCGCATTAGCAGGCGTAATTGTTAAATCCATATTTTCCAATATTTCTGCACCACCCGCATCGTTGTTAAAATCTATATTAATTTCTTTAATTACACCTTGATCTTTAGTTGGTCCAAAGTATTTCATTTTCATATTAAAATCAAACTGATATATTAATGCTCTTCTTGTAATATAATCACCTTCATAATCGTCTTGTATAGCCACTGATTGTAATACAATAGGAACATCTTGCTTATATGCAAATCCATCTACTGGTGTAATTGTTACAGTATATTCTGGTTGAAAATATGGAAGTATTTGTTCCATAATTTGTAATCCATCATCTTGATTTTTAGCTAAAACATATAACGACATACCAATATCGTATGCAACTATATGATTTAATGTTTTCTTTTTGGTAGAATCAGTCGCGTGATTTTCTATAACCTGATTTCTTTTTTGTAATTTTTGTGTCGAATCAATAGCTAAATTTGTTATTTCGAAAGCAACTCTTGGTAATTTAATGGCCATTGATGCATCACTTCCAGTTGTAGCATCAATTCTAGATAAAAACTTTTGTTTAGGTCCATAAGCTAATGGAACTTTAATTTGATTTAATACGTTACCACTACCATCTTTTCTAATAACTTTTAAATTATTAAATAATGTACCAAAAATAGCTACTGCTTTACGAGTTGTTGCATGATAGAAATGACCTCCAAACATTAGTATGTCTCCGATGGATCACCAAACGGATTTGATTCCGTAAAGTCTATAAAGTTATCTGCAGCAACTTCAAACTCATAATTCTTGGCTTGATCATCTGCTGGGAATGATTCGCTATCGGTTATGTCATAAACTTTAGTAATAAAGCAAGTATTACTCGATTCACTACCTGTTAAACCTACTGTGGGTGAAACAAAGAAATCTTTTGCTTCGGTACTACCTGTTACACCAATATTAGATACACTAATAGATGCGGCGGCATCAGATGTCTTTGTAACTGTTTGAACTTCACCATATACACTAATTGCAGGATCAGTAGAAATTACCTGTGTTACTATTTCCCCTTGAGTAAAGTGATTACCTCCAGTTACTGTAAGATCGATTTGTGTTTGTTGTGCATTAGTAATTTCTTTTGCATCAATTTCACTAACACCAGTTTCAAATTGCTCATCGTTATATTCAAATAATGAACATTGTAATTTAAATACTGGTAAATTAGATAGCTGATAGAATGGTTGTTCATCTTCAACAAACATAATTTCGAAAAAAGTATTTGACATTGGCATAAATAAAAGATCACCTTCTTGAGGTTTAGGATCTTCTAATTCATTATTCCAAAATCCTACTAAACTATTCCACTGCCTTCTAGAAATAATAAATGTTGCTTCATCTCTAATTTCTAAACCAAATTTATTATATAAATCACCAGCACCTTCGAATCCATCTACATTTTCAATATAGGCTTCAATTAGATAAGCATCATCGAACTTAGATCCAATATCTTCGCCCATAATGTTATCCCTATTGACTAGGGTTCTAGGAATATAGTAAACGTCTTGACCAAAAATCTTTAAAGATTCTATAATTAAATCTTCATATAGATTTTGCTCTGACTTTACTGCTTGTGAAAAATATACATTACGTGGCATTGATTACCCCGTATAAAAGTCGACTGGTTGTTCCCAATTCAATCTAACTTCTTCTTCTAATTTAGCGATTTCTTCTCGCGCGTCGTCAAATAATTGTCTTCCATTAAATGTTACACCACCAGGCATTTGCATACCTTCGAATTTTAATAAGTTCATGCCCCATTGCATTTTTAAAAGCGCTGTAGCATATTTTTTTAAGAAGTAATCATTATAAACATCAGTATGTGTATCAGGGTTTAATATTCTATAACACTCAATAATAACATAATCATCTACACTTACTTCATCTGACCAATCCATATAAATTTGTAGTTGATTTTTATGTCTTTCAAAATTAACGTGTTTTTGATCATTATCAATAACCATATCTAATAATGATAACCACTGTTGTGTCATTTCATATTCAACTAATGATCCCATAAATCCAAGATTATAAACATCATTCAAATGCATTTGATATCTAACATCAAACATCGAATCTGCTGTATTTCTATTATCTCTTAATGGAAATATCTGTACAACATCTGTTACTAAATCGTTTAATGGAATATACTGATTATCGATATCTACTTGAGTAATTTGATGCTTTAAATAAACCTTTTCTATTGCATCAGCATGATAATGTTGATAAAATTGTAAAGCTTCATCAATACGATCGCCAATTTGATCATCATCTAAATTTATTTCAATAACGGGCGCGCCTAATGCTCTTAGACAATAATCTATTAATGTATCTCTGCTATTAGGCTTTGCCATTTTTTAACTCCAAACTGCCGCACAAATATCTTGTACCAGTTGATCTTCTCCACTAACATCTGTAGCGGTACTACCGTCTGATTCAAACTTATAAATGCTTTTTTCTCTAGCGTTTGTAACTGGTAGTAAATCATCGTCTGGATCATCAAATGAGTCACTATACATTACGTGTATAGCTGGATAAGCAAGATTACCTGCCTCGGCTCCACCTTCTGGAGAAGTTGCAGGAAAAACTCTAATGTGTTGAACCGTTGTTGTTTTTGTAATTGCCATAATTAATCCTCTATTATACTATTTATAACTCTTTATTCTTTAGTTGTTCTTTAAGATCATCAATCTCTTGTTTCAATTCCTTTATTGCTTCTACCAATACAGGAACTACTGCACTATAATTAACTGATTTATGTGTTTCAGTATTATCATCACTTAAACTTGTTACTTCTTTTACAATTTCTGGTAATACTTCTTCTACTTCTTGTGCAATAAATCCTAATTGATCATTATCTTTATTTTCATCTTTCCAATCAAACTTAACACCTCTTAATTTAAGTGTTGTATCTAATGCACCTTCTAAATCTCTTACATTTTCTTTTAATTTAATATCAGAAGTAGTAGTAGTTGAATAAGCAGTAACATCTCCTTTAAAGTGACCATCACCATTAGTTGCATCTAATGCAAACATATCACCAACACCAACATTATTTGAATATATTTTTAACATTCCAGTGCCTGTACCAGTTGCATGATACCATATCACTGGCTCAGGGCCCTGGCCATGATAAAATTTAATTCCCTTTCTTGTAGTACTACTTGTTGTAGAGCCTGGAGCAAATACAGATTGCTGATTAGGATTTATTTTATATGTGGTTGCATTACCAAAATAGATATATCCTCCAGTATTAGTATCTGTTCCTGTCCCAGTAAATTGAATAAATCCAGTTAATTCTGCACCATTACCTTTCCAATAATCAAATTTATGACCTGCATAACCTAATGTTTTATCACCATACCATTGCCACCATGCACCAGCTGATTGACCTTTAACAGTATATGCGCTATTATTATCATCACAAGTTACATAGTTATCATCTCCACTAGCATCATTTAACCAAACGATTTTTGGTGAAACAACTTTTTCTGTTGCATAAATATTATCAGTAGAAATATCAGGATCAGTTCCATCAGTAAAGGAAGTACTATCACCACCAGCATGAATTTTTGTTGCTGTTATTTGACCACTAGAGATAGTTCCGACTGTCATGTTTCTACTTTGGTCAATAAATACTGTACTACCCATTTCAATAGAACCTGTAGCAATTCTGACATTTGTTTTTGGTTCTAATATAATATCTGATTGAGCATCTGTAATAGCACCAGCATCTAATCCAAGATAACCACCATAAGTTCCACCTGCATTAGATGATATAATAAAGTCTGAGTCAGCTGTACTATCTCCAGTATACCCAATACCCATAGCATTACCGCCAGTATTTGAGAAAAGTATTTTACCAGAAGCTCCTCCGCCTCCAGCATTTCCACTATCGCTTAAACTAAGTGTTGGGGTTCCTGATTGTTCTATTGTTACAGCACCTGTAAATGTTCCACCAGCAAGTGGCATTTTATTAGTGATACTTGAGTCTGTAGAAGTTATAAATCCATAAGTATTGTTCCAGTTTGTATTACCATCAGTGATATAACCAGCACCATTTGTTAACTGGTTATTGTTTGTTGGTATTGTTGGTTTGCCTTCAACTCTATCCCATTCTGTTACGGGGCCTTTTGCTACATGAGTTTCATCAACAGTATCAAATGATGTAACAAAAGTTATTGACCAGTTATCATCGTATGCATCTATATCTGCACTATATCCGCATTGAAAATCTCTTACTATAATCTGAGGGTAACTCCAGGTGTCTGTAGTTTCACCAATCCATACACAGTTATTACTTCCGTCTGCTCCAAATCTAACATTTTCGGGAGCTTTACCTGTTTGTTCTGTAAAAATTAAAGCAGTTGTATTTACCCACTCATTGTTTCCTGTTGTTTGGTAAAGATAACCGCCAATCCATAAAGTTACTGACTCTCCAGTACTATAGTCATAAATATCTACCCAGAAGGACATCATATCATCTGTACCATGAGTCGGTAGTTTAATCTTAATTGCACCTGTATGGGCATTTGTACTTGTTACATATTGCGCGCCCTTCGGTCTTGCTATATAACCACCTGCAGTATTGAATTCGTGAATAATACTTCCAGTTACTTTTAAAGTAGAAGATAGAGTATCATTAGCATTACTTCTTAAATATTTTGAATCTGTATGTTGTGTAATACTACTTGCAGCAATTCTTGCATCTGGTACAGTTCCACTTGTTAAATTACTTGCATTTAGTCCAGATGAACTTGTTAAATAGTTTGGATTGCTTGATGGCACCCATGAAGGAGTTACGTCAGCATTTGTAGCTATTGTATCGAGTTTTGTTCCGTCAGTAGCAACATCACGACCATCGACTGTTCCTGCAAGAGTAACATTACCATTTGCTCCATTTACTGCAAATTTAGTACCACTAGCACCAACTTGAAAAGTTCCATCTGTTCTTAATAATCCAGTTCCACAATAAATACCGCTGGTAAAGTCATTATCAGGATTTATTCTTAACCATGTGTCAGAGAATCGAAGCATCTCTTTACTATCACCTTCTAGTTTTGTACCATTAAAAGCAGCTTCTCCTGTAACTGTTATATTTCCTGATATATCAGCATTTCCGTTAAGATCTAAGTTGTCATTTATTTGTGTTGTTCCATTTCCATTTAAAACAACAGAACCTATATTATTAGTAATAGTGAAATCTGTATTACCACTACTTCCCCAGCCTATCCATGCTTCTTCTGTGCCATTATCTTGGAAACTAATATAAGCCACTTGGTTAGCATTAGATGAAGAAGTCGTTTCATTAAGTATTAGAACAGGATTATCTTTAGCAATTTCAATATTACCTGCATCTACAGTTAAAGTAGCATTTACTCTTACATTACCATTTAAATAAGTTGTTCCATTATTATAAAAATCGTAACTAGTGTTTGTAGAACCGACATATAAACCAGGAGCCTGAAGGTCTCCAGTCATTGTTCCACCTGCTTTTGGTAATGCGGCATTAGCAGTTGTAGTTGTACTTGTTAAGACTGCGTCTCTTGCGGCAATATCTACTCCATCGACTGTTCCTGATACTGCTATGTTTCCAGCAATCGATACCCCTGCAGATGTAGTATTAAATTTAGTACTTCCTTGATATGCAATATATACGGAGTTAGTGTCATAGTACATCTGTTTTCGCCAAGTGCCTACATCAGCCCCAGCGGTTATACTGCTCGCTGAAATATTGAACTCTCTCCAACCAGAACTCTGTGACCACTCATCGTGGAATACATATCCAGTTTCAGTAGATACTTCATTCGTAGATGAATCTGATTTATGTCCAACTCTAATATTAAAGTTTCCTTCTCCATCATTCCATGTAATCCAATGTTTTCCTGATTCGAAAGAAAGAGAATCTGCAGCATTTAAGTCCAGAGTACCAGTTAAGGTTCCACCAGCTAGTGGTAGTTTAGTAGCAATACTATTTGTAACGGTTGTACTAAAGTTTGCATCATCACCAAGTGCAGCAGCTAATTCATTCAGTGTATCTAAAGTACTTGGAGCAGAATCAACTAAATTGCTAATCTGTGTTCCTACATATGATTCTGTTGCATATCCTGATAGTGATGGAATTGTTGGTGTACCAGTAAGATTGGAATATGCCATTGTTCCAAGTTCGGAATATGTTGGCTTGTGACCTTCGTGATATACTTCATCACCATCATCATAAGGATTGGCCCCTGTAGCAGCTGTTCCACCAGGATTAAAGTATAATTTATCTCCAACACTTCCTAAAAATGCATCGGTTCCAAATGCATATCCAGCATTGTCTGTACCTGTTAATTCCTCATTTAATTGTAACCATTCGTGATATATAATAATAGTATAAGCACTAGCATGATCAATGTGAATTGTCGGTTTATTTGTTGAAGAACTAATTATAAATTCTGGGTGATTACTACTTGTTCCACTTTGTCCTGTTACATTAACTTTCCAGGTTCCATTCTGATTCCAAAAAACTGCAGTAGCATTTTGATCAGTTCCAGTTCCTGATATATGAGCCGTAAATCTATAAACTCCTCCATTATCTAAAGAAGTTCCGTCGTGGTATAATATTTCTTGAGGTGAAGATGAACTTACAACATAGTTTCTTTTCCATGAATGATAAGCATCTGAAACTGAAAATCCATTTTCATCCATGGTAAGCTTACCAGTTAATGTTCCACCAGCTAAAGGTAGTTTGTTAGTAATGGCACTATTTGATGCAGTAATATAACCAGCTCCATTTGTTAACTGATTATTGTTTGTTGGAATTGTAGTGGAATTAAATGCATTTGAGCCCAGGTCTCTCTTACCAACAACATTACTTCCATTAATTGTTAATACTGTTGCTTCTGAACTCTGAGTTGATAAGCCTGTTATAGTTGCACTTGCAGCGGTAAGTGTACCAATTCCTCTAACATTATTACTTGAAAAGTCTACAAATGTAGCAGCTCTATCACCATACATGATAAGAGCTCCTTGGTTGTTCGCATCATGACCAACCATAAACCATTGACCATTACTTACTAATGCTGCCGTAGTATTACTGTTGCCTCCAGCAGTTGTAATAGTTGTAGCTCCACCACGATAGCCGAGAGACATTCCAAAATTATCCTCTGCTGCTGTTGAGCTATTATGTTCTCTAAAGAATATTCTGCCTGAACCCTCTCCACTGCTATCGGTGTTCCCTTCAATACTAAAGAATGATCCATTAGTATTTGTACCATTTCCTACGATTCCAAAAGATAATGTTCTTCCAGCATAAACATCGGAAACATCGCTTCTGAGATATTTTGAATCTGTATGTTGTGTAATACTACTTGCTGCAATTCGTGCATCTGGTACAGTTCCACTTGTTAAATTACTTGCATTTAGTCCAGATGAGCTTGTTAGATACCCACTATTGTTTGTAAATTCGGAAATGTTTCCGCCACCTACCCAGTTACCACTTGAATTAATAACTTGAGTTGAACCAGCATAATATCCATTTACAGCTGAGATTGTTCCATTTACATTTAATCCGTAAGCATTTACTGGAGTATATCCTGTGCCTAAACTATTATAACCAATTGTTGTGTGACCACTTTGAAAAATTGCAAACTTTGTATCTGCAGAACTCATAGTAGTACTTAAGTCTACAGAACTTCCTGTTGTATTTCCTCTGATTTCAAAAGCTAGATCGTCTTCAGAGTCTGCATCTCCTGCAAGAACAAGTATTGCAGGTTCATCAGGAGAATCCGTTGCCTTTGTCATAAAGACTGCAGTGCCATCTGTTGGTGCTTCGAATGTTATTGTTCCACCACTAAATGTATCGGAAGTATCACTTCTTAAATACTTAGGATCTGTTTGAGTGGTTATATTAGTTAAGAATCCAGAATCATTATTAAATCCAGATAAATTAATATTCGCCTTTGTAAGTTTAAATAAACCTCCACTACTAGTAGTACCGCTGTGAACTAAGAAAAAGTCACCATCGGCATCACTTGTCGAAGTATTAATTGCAGCACTTACAAAACTAATACTGGGAGATGGACCACCACCACCTCCTACACTAAGTGGGCTACTTGCACTTACTGAAGTTACATCTCCAACATTTGTTGTGTAACCATAACTTAAAATTTTATCTTGTACTGCAGCAGCAGTCATTAATGCTGTATCTGAATCCGCAAAAGATTCTGACCCAGTTTGTATAGCAGACCCTGCAAAATCTGAAACTGTTAAATCAGGTAATCTTGCACTTGCTAATGTTCCACTTGAAATATTACTTGCATTAAGTGAAGAACTAGATGTAAGGAAAGCTGTAGAATTAAATGCATTTGAACCAAGTTCTCTCTTACCAATAACATTACTTCCATTAATTGTTAATACTGTTGCTTCTGAACTCTGAGTTGAAATACTATTAAGAGTTAAATTATCAGCAGTAACTCTACCACCAACTCGTGCACCACCAAATACAGCAAATACATCAGTACCATTTGTTTGACCATGATCTCCAAATCTTGCGATATTACTAAATGAGTTTGCAGTACCTTTTGATTGTCTTACATAAAGTGGTAAGTTTCCACTTCTATCTACTTTTGCAAATTCTGTTGTGTATGTTCCATTAGTATAACTACCTTCGAATCGCATTATTTCTGGGCCAGTAGTATCTGGAATTGATGCAGAATCTTGGCTAGTATTTTGATCTGATGAAGCATTTCTTACTAATGCTCTACCATATATTAATGCACCGTCTGTGCTTAATGCAAGTCTTTCATCAGATGATGATGTTCCAAATACAAGTGTACTACTGCTACCCCAAATATCAGGAGTTGTTAATGTACTACTACTTCTTGTAAAACTTGCCGCATAAAATGAACTACCAGAAGTTGCACTTGAACTAATTGGCCCTGATGTTGATATTCCTTTATTAAAGCTCCATCTATCATTAGTTTCGTCCCAAAGTATAGAAGCACTTGACCCATCAATAATAATACCCGAGTTACCAGAGTTTGCTTCTGTTTGTCCGACACCTAATGTAATCGTTTTATCACTTACATCTAAATCTGTTACGTTATAAGAATTAATATCTCCAGTAATTGTTAAATTACCTGTAACAGTTAAATTGCCGACATTGGTTAAATCATTACCACCAAGTGATAAATCACTTGCCATAGCAACACTACTGCCTGAAGCACCTAAGGTTAATGTAACGCCCGATGTACCACGAATTTCTCCATCTTGTTCAAAGACGATATCTACACTATTTGTTCCGTCTCCAATAAATACATCTGATGAAGTATCACCAATAGATATATCACCACCTGCGTTTGTGATAAGTAAATTACCACTCGCATCAGTTTCTATTTTTGCATCGACATTCCCCGATGTATCTTTTATCTCCAGTTTCCTGGAGCCGGGGGTAATCAGTAAATCATCTGACATTAATTATTCTCCAAATATATTCTATTTATAACCATTATACTAATCTTCCACCTAATCTTTTCTTTCTTCGCGTTGTAGAATTATTAAATCCTCTTTTGCTTTGATGACGAACTATGAATTTCTTTTCTTTTAATCTTGTTCCACCATCTAAGTATATTTCAATTGGTTTTTGATGCCAATGTTCTAATCCATCTCCTGCATTAACACTACTTGTATAAAGTGTTACGGTTAAGTAATAATCGTAATCGACTGGATTTACCGTAACTGTTTTTCTTTCATATGCACCTATTGCAGCAGAAGTAAACTGAGCTGATTCTCTAAACCCATAGTAATAACTATTTGCAGTTTCAGCTGCCTGAGTGCTTGTTGTACTATTATCATAATGTCTTCCATCGTGATAACTATTTGCTTGTCTACACAAAATATAAGGATATGTACCACTAAATCCATCACTTAATTTAATTTCTGCCGCAAGATAACAAGTAGCTCCTGCAGGAACATAAATTGATTCTGTCATACCTGCAGGTCCATCTGTTGCAGTATCTCTAAAGACTTTCCAGGCATTTTCATCAAAATCCCATTCTCTCCAAATATATGAGCCCCACTCCACAGTATCTCCATCTCTCCAATTGTGATTTACTGAATACATAGATTGACCTGCGAGTTGTCTATCAGCTCTTAAATCACCTAATTGTTGAATCTGTACACCATTAACTGGAGATGTATTACCTGTAGTAGCATCCCAATCATTACCGAAATAACTATTTAAGTGTATAATATCTCCTCCTGCTCCAATATATGGCCATGATCTATACCAATTAAAATAGTTATTTTCCCAAATAATATTATGTGAATGATAAAACACATATAATGGTCTTTGTTCGTGATGTGTAAAATAATTATGTCTTACTTGTCCAGCAGATTGTCTATGATGGTACCATAATGATCCATGGTCATCAGATCTTGAAAAGTGATTATAATCAACCGTCATTCTTGGTTCATATGCACCATCTTGTAAAAATGTTGTGTAATGACTTCTCCAAGAAATATTATTGTTTATTGCATAATTATTGCCACTTGAATATCTCCATAAATTTAAACCTCCATTATAAAAAATATTATTTCTTACTGTACATTGATGGCATTCTCTTGTATACATACATGCATTATTACCACTATTATTAGGTACCCAAACATTGCCTTCATAGCCTGAAGCATATTGACCATAAGATGTATTTTCGAAGCTACAATATCCATTCCAACCAAGGCCTCTATACCAAGTAGTATTTACTGTGTTAGAACCTATACCTTCAAATAAACAGTTTCTAATACGATATCTTCTATAATATGCATCGCCCGATGTCCATCTTAAAAAGTAAATATAAGGTCTATCTTCTGAAGTAGAAGCTTCTCCGTCTGCTTCAATAGTAGCAGCTCTAATCTGTGTATCTCTATCAAATATAGTTACCCAGCCACCAGTGTATCTATTATTACCTAAATTTGATGTAAGTGTAATTGTATTTCCTGAGATTGCAGAAATTTCATATCGCATTTCATAATCCCAGTTTGTATCTGAATTGTTATTTGCTTCAATAAGAATTCTATCTCCTACGGACATTCCTGCAGTTGAAGCAACTGTAATTGTATTTGTACCTGAATTTGAATCTGCAGTTAAAGGAGTTGCAATTTTTTGTACAGTATGACCAGATACATGATATTTTTCTGTGCCACATCTATATATTTTTTCACCAGTAACTGTTCCAGTTGGTGCACTATTTAACACAAGAGTATTTGAATTTCTTTTTATTTCTGAAATTGTTCTAACATTTCTATTTGATCCCGTTCCAAAAATAATTTGTTGCCCTTTTCTAAATACAACTGCATCATCAACAAAAAGTTTTGTTCCTGCAACTCTAGAAATAGTTGCAGTAGGACTTACAAACCATCTGGGATAAATCGTTGATCCAGATATATCATGAATAATCATACCTTCATCTTGGTACCTATCATATTCCCAATCATCAACATCTTCAAGTGGTCTAAAAACATTAATCCAATCACCAACAGCAAGTCCAGTTGCTGAAGTTACTGTGAACGATGATGAACCAATAGTTACATTTGCTGAAGTAGTGGTAGTAGTATTTGGGTTTGTTCCTTCAATTTCTACCCAATTATATTTTTGATTATTAACTCTTAGTGAATGATTTGCTGAATTATCTCCTTTTATTTCTAAAATGGCTCCATTGTCCATTCTAAAATAAGCACCTGTACTTGAATCATTTTCAGTAAAGTAATCAGATGTTCCAGTTGATGTAACATCTAACTGACCATTCATTCTAATTAAACCTGAACCAGTAATATGTAATTTACCATTTATTGTAGAATTATCATAGCCATTTGTAGTTCTTCTATCATCATTGACTGTAACTATATGACCAGCAGATACTACAAAAGCATCACCATCAACAGGAACAGCACTACCACCCCAAGTTGAAGTTGAATTAAAATTACCTGACTGTGATGATGTTCTAGTCGCCATCTACTTCTCCCATTTCCATATTTTCATGGTCTTCTGAATCATCACCTTCGATTTCAAGGTTAATAATTACTTGTGAAGAAGTATCAGATACAACTTCATTCCAAAGTGAAACAGGATTTCCATCTAAAGAATCCAGAGTTACTGTACCATCTGTTTTATTATAAACTAATTTAGCTCTCATATTCTACCTCAAATCTCTCAACGTCTTTTCTTTCTGCCATAATATAATAGAAATATTCTGTATCATTTGACACCAATACTTTATTATCAGCAATGTCTTTTACATATAACTCTGACGATTTTCCAATCGGAGTTAGTTGTACTGTAATAGTATCTTCATGTACCAATCCAGTCCAATGATCGGGCAACTGAATTACAGAGCCCTTTGTTCTACCTCGTACATATACACCATTTTCTGGGCCCTCTAAAACTCCATATCTTAATCTCATTCCCTCTTTTGTAGGGTGCTCGATATCAAATGATTTTGTTGTTGCACTTAAATTACCACCAGTATCAACGCTAAATCCACCAGAAGTAACAAGACCATTTGTGCCATCGTATGTTAAAGTTTTTCTACCTGCCCAAGCACTTGACCAGTTATCTGGACTTACATTTACTTGGAAACCAGTATCAGCATTTACATATAAATACTCATCAGTTTGTGAAGCAGCATAAGATGAAGATTCACCTGCATTAATAATAACTTCTTGGCTCGTATTACTTCTAATTTCATGTAAATTAATTCTATCACTAAATGTTATAACACCACTTGCAGTATCTGTGGCATCGCTTCTTAGGAATGAAGCACCTTCTACACCGTCTAGTTTATCTGCATCAAGACCAGAGCCTGATCCATCGTTTTCATTACCCCATGCTGCTCTCCAACCAGTAAATGTTCCATTCCACATAATACGAGAATATACAACATCGGTTTGATGTGGCCAATATTCTTGTAAGACATAAGTTCCTGTACCAGAACTTGAACCTGATGCAGCTTGCCAGTTTGTAACTCTTAATATTCCCCAAGGATAAGCACCACCTGCAGTAGTGTTTGTTGGCCCGTTTGCTACTGTATCTCCACTTTCTGACCAGTTATTTACTGCATATGTGCCAGTTGTTAAATAGTTATTAAAGTCTTCAGAAGATGAATCAATTGTATCTCTTCGATATGAGTCAAAGATATTATCTGGGAATCTAGCAGATGGTATTGTTCCACTTGATAGATTACTTGCATTTGTATAGTATGAACCATGTTGATCGTCAAGTAAATCCGCATTTAAACCCGAAGAAGCACCATCATTTTCTTCTGTCCATATTCTATAGTTTGTTGTGCCTGTTCCTTTTCTCCAATATAAATCTGTTTCTGAATGTATTGCAAATAGAATTCCAGAAGTTCCAGAATTATTTGAAAACGTAATTGAAGCTGCATTAGTGGCATCTTCTCTATGTAGTTCTAAACAATTACCAAAGGTGTCGTGTTCAATTCTAAGGCCCATTGCTGTGCCAGAATCTACTGTTAATGTTCCTGTAACTTCTGAAGAAGTACCTAAAGTAATTAATGTACCAGAATCTGTAATATTTGAATCATCTAAAATAGATCCGTTAAACTTAACAACTTTATTTGTAACAATATTTGTTACACCAATTTGAGTACCACTAATACTTCCTGTAGAAGTTATTGCACCACTATTAATAGTTCCTGCAAAGGTTGCATTACCTGCCGCCGTGAGCACTAATGCATCTACACTATCAGCAGTGTTTGTAAATCTAAATCCATTACCTGTAGTTCCAGTTGTTGCATGCCATTCACCGCCAAAGTTTCTAAAATCAGCACTATTTCCTGAGTATAAATTTCCTTCCGAAAAGAACCCTGAATTATTTGCATATGCTCTAGCAGTGCCATCTGTGACTAACCATAAATGATCAAACCCACCTGGTTGAGTTACTGCTAATCCAGTATTTGTATGACCAGTAAATGTTATAGTAGGATCAGTAGATGAATTACTATCTTTAGCGTATATTTCACCATAAAATGTAGCATTACCAGAAGTATCTAATGCAAATTTATTTTGTGCGGCATATGATGATTGAGATCCATTAGCGGCATATCCAATATTAAATCCACTTTGGTTATAACCACTTCCAATAAACCATTCTCTATCACTTGCACCACTAGCACTATTAACAGAATCTTTTATTTTTATTCCTGCACCTCTGCCTTCATAACCATGAATCTGTATTCTTGCAGTCATAGCAGGTGCTGAACCACCATCTTGTGCATCTACTCTGAAAACAGCAGAATTATTACCTTGTACGTGCAAGTTTGTTGCAGATGATGGAGCAGTACCAATACCAACTCTTCCTGCACTGTCTATAGTCATTCGAGTGGCACCGGCTGTATCATCGATGAATAATAAACCTGTACCGTGTGTACTTCTTATATCAAATACTTGATTAGAATTTGTTGTATCTTCAATACGAATTGCTGCTGCATCACCTGCAGATTTAATGTGAATTGGTCTAACAGGAACATTATTTGCAGCTGCACCACCAACCATAAGGTTGCCTTCAATTCTAGCATTACCACTTACATGGAATTTATTTGTGAGGGAAGTGGTTCCAATACCAACGTTACCTGAGCTATCAATAGTTAGTCTAGCTGTTGCATTTGTATAAAATTGCACAGCCGCCGCTTCATCATTACCAAAATAAGCAGCATTACCTAATGAATTGCCAAATATTTGACCAGCATCTCCTGTAAGTCCTGCTTTTGCAATCGTAATACCACCATCTTGTTTAAACTGTAGTTGTGGATTATCGTTTTCGTCATTATTATCTGTATCAGATTCTATGATGACAGTGGCATCTCCACTTGTGCCTGATGAAACGTGTAATAAAGCTGCTGGAGCATTCGTTCCTATACCAACATTACCGCTGCCTTTGATTCTCATTCTTTCTGTTGGAACAGCAGTACCACTTATTTGTGGAGAGAAAATTATATCTCTTGCAGTAGCAGATCCAGTATTACTACCTTGTGTAAAGAATTCTAAATTATTATCCCAAACTGCAACATGACCACCACTACTATTATAGAAAAATCTTGCAGACCAGTTCATATCAGTGCCACCCATTTGAACTTGGCCATCATAAAGTGATATCTGTTCTCCACCATCTACGGCAAAATCTGCTTTACCGCTATTATCGTGAGCACCATTTACCAATACTGGTCGTGCTAATGTTGATTGTCCTGCGACAGCTAATGTGCCTGAGAAACTACCTGTACTACTAAATAAACCATTCCATCTATAAGTTGATAATCCTAATGATGGGTTACTTGCTGTAGTAGTTGATGGTCCTATAATCGCTGTAGGTGCATGTATGTGAATAGAATTACTATCACCACTTGCGTATATTCTAGCATTACCTAGATCAATATTACCAGATGTATGAATGTCTTTATTAAATTCCCAACGATCATTTGTGTTATGCCATAAAATATTAGCATTAGCACCTGAAATAACTATACCTGAACCAGTAGAGTTAGCAGCAGATTGTCCAACTCCCAGGGTGATTGTTTTATCGACAACATCTAAATCTGTTACTGATACCGAATTAATATCGCCAGTAATATTTAAATCACCAGTTACATCTAAATCTCCAGCAACATCTACATCACCTACAAATGACGCGCTTGAATCAGTATTTGATAATGTAAGTACAGTAGTACCAGCTGCTCTTAATTGTAAATCTTCATCATAAGAACTAATTAAACCACCATTAACTTTTAGTTGGTTATTAATATAAATTCCTGAACTAAAAGAGTTACTAGGATCAATATATAAAAAGTTATTAGATTTACCAATTACATTTAATCCACCTATTCGTAAAAGTCCGTTTTGGTCACCACCATCAAAGTTTAGATATCCTGATACTGTTGCATTACCATTAATATCTAGTGATGTACTAGTTAATGAACCACCAGCCCAATTTCCAGACCCGTCAATAACATTTGAACCATTTACCTGATATCCAGTAGTTGTATTAACATTACCTTGAACTTGAAGTGTATTTAGTGTTATTCTGACTTTATTTGATGATGAGCCTTCAGGCCTAAATCTGATTTCGCCACCTGATGTAACCCTAGATTCGGATCCATCCCCTACAATAGTGAGACCTGCACCTTCTACGTTGAGGCCATTTTTGACTTTAAAATTGTGATCTGTTGCCATAGTTCCGTTTCACTCTCCACGGTTAAATTATAATACTATTTATACAATAGAATTCTTTAAACTGTAACTGAATGGGCAATAACTTTAAATTCCATACTATCTGTGGAAGCAGGAGTTGCAAGTAATCTTACATTGCCTGAATTAATATCTGCATCGAATGTAGCTTCTGCTGCAGTACCTGTAAAGATAGTACCAAACTCTGTTATATTTGCTGTTGTTCCGTCATGTACTAATAATAGTTCAGTTGTATGATAAGCTGAATCAGTTGAATTAGTTACCTGTACAGTATATCTTGCACTTCTAAAGGTAGCACCTGCAAATGTATGAATAGCAACTTGAGTTGTTGCAGTTGTAGAAGTTTCTGTTGTATCAATTTGATATTCTTCAATTTTAATTGGAGTTGTAACATCAAATAATGTAGGTGTTACACCAACTCTATACGTGCCTGATGTAGAACCTATTATACCATCAGTTCTAAATTCTAGTCTACCACTTACATTCATTATTAAGTTTGTTCTTGTAGAATCTTTGAAGAATAATCTACTAGAAACACTAGCACTTGATGTATCTTGGTTTATTATTAAACCTTCAACACCAGTAGTTGTAATATCTAACTTAGTATCTGGAGAAGTGGTTCCAATACCAACATTACCGCCATAATTATTTACATATATAGAACCATTTAAATGAAGTCCTCTACTTGAAACTCCAACTTCTCTACTATATAGATAAGTATATCCACCATCAGCATCATAACCTATACTTAATCCTTCTAAATTAGAATTTTCAAATGCGGCAATACCATAATCTTGAATACTGTTATTTAATACTGAGCCTACTACATGCAATTTAGCAGATGGTGATGAATCTCCAATACCTACATTGCCATTAGCTAAAATTCTAGCCTTTTCACTATTATTCGAACCTTCATTTGTACGGAAAGCTATATCTCTACCAAAATCTTCAAAGGCAATACTTGCTCCGTCTAAATCTCCATCTGATTGAGATAAAGCTCCAACTCTACCCATCTGACCAGAGTATGCTGATTTTATATAAACACCATAAGTAGTTGCTCCTGATGCTTCTACTAATAAAATATTATTATCATCATTAGAAGAATTTTTAACATGAAGTCTTTTTGTAGGAGAACCTTGATTAATACCAACTTGTTGTGAATTATTAATTCTAATTGCTTCTGTATTATTAGTACCAATTAATAAATTATGTGAAGATGTTGTACCTGTAAATGCATTTGAATCTTGTGCATAAGATTTAAATGTAACATTATTTGTTGTATCTTTAAGTGTGAGTGATGGTGATGCTGCAACTTCTAATAAAAGATCACCTGCTATTTTTACATCAGTATCATTTGCAAAATTATCACCAATTATAACTGGTCGACCATCAAACTTAAGTGTACTAGATGTTTTATTAACTAATGTTCCTGTTGGAGTTGATGATTGCCATGCAGAATTTGTTTCGTATGATACAGTTACTGCGTTACTAGTTTCTTTATTATATGCTAATTCCCATAGTTCTACATGACCATAATTAGTTTTCTTTTGTACCCATAATTCTATATCTCCGCCTACGCTATCACCAATTAGTTTAAACGAATCAGTTCTAACAATACCATTACTTACACCGTCTGATTGTAGACTAATCCATTGAACATCTATAGTAGGAGAACTAGAACCTGTAGCATCGTGCCATCTAACTTTTACTGAAATAAGACCAGAGTTATTAGTTGTTTGTTCTTCTGTAACAACAGCATAAACAAATGAGCCATCGTTATAATTACCACTTCTAGAATATGTAGCTAATTTAGCCCATGTATTTGCACCATCTTCAGTATTAATATTACCAGTTGCAGTTGATGCAGCTAGTTTTGAAATATTTGTGGCACCAGTGATTGTACCATTTACATCAATACCAGTATTATTAACAGTTAATCTTCTTGTACTACCATAAACAACTTGGAAATTACCAGCAGAGTTTGTTGTTAAATCATCGGGAGATTCATAAATCTTAATGTTTGAAAAACTAATTCCTTCATTTGGACCAGGATCTGCCATTTGAATCGCATTAACACCAATAATATTATTATTACCCATATTAAGCATATTAGTGGCAGTATTATTACTAAATGTTAATGTTGAATCCATTGTTACAGCACCAGTAAATCTACCAGTACCATTTACATCTAACTTATATGACGGCGACGTATCTCCTATACCAACATTGCCAAGACCTTTAATAGTCATCACATCATTTACACCACTACCATAACCCTTAATAGTCATAGTAGATTCGTATGTACCTGATGATAAGCCTGTAGTAAATATACCAAAATTACCTGCCGTACTATAAGATGTATTTGGTCTAAAATATAAATTTGCGCCTGATGAACCATCAATAAGTATGTTATCAACTACTTCAAGTTTTCTTTGAGGATCGTTAGTACCAATACCAACATTACCGCTTTCTTTAATACGCAGTAATTCTGTAGAATCATTTACATAGAAAATATAATCCGAATCACCACCAGGATATTTTACATTAAATTCAAAATCTCCACCATTTGAAAATGGCCTAATCCAACCTTCTCCAGAAGCTCCATTATGCATTCCAATAATATTTGCATTTGTAGCACTATATGCAGCATTAATAGAACCTGAAACATCTAACTTATAAGATGGATTTTTACCAATACCTAAGTTACCGCCTGTAAGTCTTAGTGAATTACTAGCTGCGTTATCACCAATATATGTGTATGTTCCAGTATGTTGAACTATTGAATTTCCACCCCAAAGAATAGGATCACCGTCTTGGAAATTTAAACTATGAGAAAGTTCCCATCTATCATTGGTCGCATTCCAATTAAATGTTGCATCAGTAGAAGCATCGACTGCATCTTGAATAGTAATACCTGCACCATCTGCACTTCCAGAACTATCACCCGAAGAATAGTTAAGTGTAATATTTTTATCTTCAACATCAAGTGTTGCTGTATTAATTGTAGTAGCTGTTCCATTAACTATTAAATTACCTGTAACAGTTAAATTTTGACTCATGGAAACATTACCAGATGAATCTATTGTCATTCTTATAGCATTACCTGTGCCAAATTCCATTGGGCCACTATTTGTAGCTTCTATAAACTGTTGTGAGTTACCCCATTTTAATCTTTGACCTGAATCAAGAAATAACGAACCCGCATTAGCATATATTGATCCAACAGTTTGTAATGCATAAAGAGGTGAAGTTGTATTAATTCCAACACGGCTATTTGCCATATCAACATAAAGTGTATCATCACCTTGTACTGATTGGTTAGAAGAATTACCTACAAATAATCTACCTTCATCAAGGTTAGGAGTAGCATTCGTTCTACCAGCACCCATAACTTTTATTGAACCAGCACTTGCATCGACTCTTGTAACTTTACCCATTTTTTGAATAAGTGAAGATGAACCAGTAGGAACAGAATTTGTTAATTCACCTGCAGTAGTTGAAACATAAAGTTGTTCACCTAAAGCAAATGATGGAGTTGATGTATCTACTCCAAGTAATGTACCAAAGGTTACAATTTCAACTGCACCATTAAGTGATACTGTGCTTCCAGCTAAACCAAAAGCTGGCATTTTAGCAGAATCATTAGCATCAGCTTTCGAAACAATAACCGTATTACCTGATATGCCAGATATATAAACAACATTACCTTTTGTTAAAGCTTCACCAGCTTGTGCTTTAAATTTAATTGCGCCTAGTACACCACCTTCAAAATTATATCCATCATTTAATATAACTCCATCATCAGTCATAGTTGCTATTTCTGAACCAGCAACATCAAATCTAATTACATCTTCATCAGCACTTTCTTCTACTTGAATTTTTGTATCACCATCAGTATCTGTAAGAACAGTTGCAGATCCACCACCTGCGTCATCTGCCCATACTAAAGTTGTACCTGTACTTGGAACTTTTAATATTTGACCAGAGTTACCAATTGATGTTGGGAATGTGAATGCATTATTAAATGTAATTGCACCAGCAGTACTAATATTTAATCTATTTGCATTTGAATCTTCATCATGTATAGTAAATTCGCCATTAGATAAACTTTGTAATAAATAATCTCTACCAGCTATAGAAGATAATTCTAAATTAGAATGTCCAGTTGTAGCTTTAAATCTAACTCTAGTACTTGTATTATTTACATCTAATGGAAAACTAGGATTTGTATCTCCAATTCCGACATTACCATCTCCAGTAATTGTCATACGAGTATTTGCACCTCTTGTATTGAAGTACATATTACCACTAGTATCTGCAGTTGCATAATCGTTTTGAAGAATGAGATTTTTATTGGCTACATTATAATTAATTTTAGCAGATACACCGTTTTGTCTAAAAAATAATAATTCAGGACTTGGAGAAGTACCACCGCCATTAGATATAGTTATTTTTGGATCTGTGCTTGAATGTACATTTAGCACTGAACTTGGTGAAGTAGTTCCGATACCAACATCACCGTCTGCAGTAATTCTAACTCTTTCGCTTGTTCCTCCAGTATCTAATGCCAAGAAAGAACCACTTCGGATTCTTAATTGTTGTTCCGTTCCTACTGCATCTGTAGATAAAAGTGAAGCACCTGCATTATCATCATGATATAATCTTAATCTTGTGGAATTATTATTTCCAATTATAACACCAGTAGCAGCATTAGCAGCACCATTTAAATGCAATTTATCTGATGGCGAAGTTGTGCCAATTCCAACATTAGCTGTAGTACCTTGTACTGTAAGAGCAGTAGTATTAGTACCACCATCATTTACTTGTAAATTTAAATTTTGATCTTGCGCGATATTTTTTATATTAAATGCACCTGAATAACTTTGTAATGTACCAACTAAACTTACTGATCCACTTATTCTTGAATTACCAGCAACATCTAATCTATATGACCCAGGATTAGCACCTAATCCAGTATTTGCATTTATAACACTCTTTCTTAATGTAAAGCTTTGATTTGTAAATCCAGTATCTATTGTTGTTTGTTCACTTTGTACTGTGGTGTTAATACTTACATTATCTTTATCATCTGCATTTCTTGGAATAATATCAATGTCTGCAGTAACAGATCCAAAAATACTACCAGTTAAAACTTTGAATCCTAAAATAAATCCTGCAGTTGTTGTTTCTTTTGTCCATAAGAAAGGTTCAATATATGCTGTACCATTATTTGATTGATCATAATAAATCGACCAAGTTAAATCGGGTAATACTCCTGATCTTAGACCTGCAACAAAATGAACTTCTTGAATTGATCCTGCACTCTGAACATAATACGTACCTGATACTTGATAGTTTTCTGAGCTTCCGTTTGGTGTAATTGTTACTACTTTTTGGTATTCGTTTTGTTCAAAGTAAGAAGTACCAGATACTGCACCACCAGTATATCTTTGATTTAATCTAATTAAGTTTGAATTTGTATATTCATCTCTTGTTCCATTAAAGAGAGTTCCAGTAAGTTTTACATCTCCAACAACATGAAGGTCTTCCTCTGGCGCGGTGGTTCCAATACCAACATTTCCACCAGCAATCATTGATATTACATTACTAGAACCTTCAGCATCGTTACCTTTAATTCTTAAAATATTATCTGTGCCTAAAGAAATAAGTGACCTAGTTGAACCTGCTACATTTGCAGACATAAAGGCATCGCCATTTCCTATTTTAACATCACCATCTACAGTAAGTTTTTTATCAGGAGTTGCTGCACCGATACCAACATTGCCCGTAACATTATCTATTTTTAAAGCAGTATAATTAGAGCCTGAGCCATTATCTAAATTTATTAAAAGGTCATTACTTGCTGCATATATTCTTGGATAATGGTTTGTTCCTTTAAATTTTAATTGGCCGTTTGAAGGTAATGTTATATCACCTGCTACTTCAAGAGCTGTTGCTGGGGATGTGGTTCCGATACCAACATTACCATTATCGAGTATTGTTAATGATGCACTTCCATCAGTAGCTAATGTAAGTGATGTATCGTTAACTGCAGTAATAAATTGATTAGGATTTCCTATAGTAATTTTATCTGTACTATTTAATTGAATACCACCAGCAAGATATGAAGCTCCACTTCCACCTACATGCAATTTATATGTTGGATTTGTTGTGTTAATACCGACACGATCATTGGCACTATCGATATGCATGATAGTATTATCATGTGCTGTAATGATTGTGCCGTCTGATTTTTTGAAATAGAGCGCACCATCCATGGTGTTCATGGCTAATTCGCCATCACTAAGATTTGCTGCTCCTGGAATTGCGTTCGCTACATTAGAACGCCTAAGTCTAATATCTGTTTTTCTGGCCAATTTTGGCTTCTCCTATGTTCAATCTCTATATAGAGTGTTTAATTATATTGGTTTATATAAACCTTTATTCTATTTATAATAGGAGAAATGCTAGATTAATATGTTCCGCCGTCAATTACGTCTGATGCAACTGGTACACCTGATGCATTAAACTGAATAATTTCACCTTCTGATCCAGTAATAAAACTTAAAGCTGTTCCAGCACCATTTGAAATAAATACCGCATTTGCAGTAAATGAACTTAAACCAGTACCACCATGTGCAACTGCTAAATCAGTGCCTAAAGTTAATGCACCTGATACATCTAAACTACCATTTAAATCGACTGTATCATTAATAATAACACTAGTGCCAGCTGCTGAAATTGTTAAATTGCCTGATGATGTTGTAATTGTATTATCGTTTGATGTACCAATTTCAACATTACCTGCATATAAACCACCAAATTGTGCATCACCCCATGGTGCTACAAAATTTTCATCTGAAGAATCTGTTTCTCCTGAATCATCTGATTTAAATACAAATCTTTCTGATTGAATATCGAAACCAAAGAATCCATCAACAACAGCTGAACCATTACCCCATTTAAAATTAACACCACGATCAACTCCGTCTGAGGCTGTATCAGTAGTATTATCAGCAAGAGCAATAACTGGATCATCTAAAGTAATTGTTGTAGATTCAACTGTAGTTGTAGTACCCTGAACTACAAGATTACCAGCAACAGTAACAGTATCTCCAGTATCATTACCAAGATTAATTGTAGAACCTTGAACTGTTAAATTACCAGCAATCGTAGTATTACCAGTGGCACCTGCAACTGTAAAGTTACCACTACCTACATCTAAGTCTGTCGTAACTGTTAAATCATTTCCAATTGTTACGTCATCTGGTAAACCTACTTGAACAGTAACATCATTACCTGATTTAGAAGCAACTGTAACGATTTCGTTTGAAGTACCTGTAATTTCTAAAGTATCTGTTAAGAGATCAACATCACCTGTACCTGTATCACCGTCAACAGTTAAAGCAGTAGCTACGGAGGCCGTTGTAACTGCAGTTAATTGACCTTGAGCATTAAATGTAATTACAGGAATTTGTGTTGCACTACCTGCGCTTCCTGCAGTAATTTGGTTTGTAATAGAAACAGTTGAAGTATTACCAACATCAGAGTTAGTTACAGTAATTCCAGTTCCGCCTGTTACTGCACCACCAACTGTATCGTAAATAAATTCATCTAAAGCTACATCACTACCACCTGTTGCAGTTGTATTAACATAAGGATTATGGAGAATAGTTTTACCTGCTCCATTTGGATCTAATACAATATTTCCATTTGTATCAGTTGATGTAATAGCGTTTCCATTAAAATCTAAATTATCTACTTTTAATTGTTGTAATTTAGAACTGCTATCTGTAATTAATGCGCTACTTGCTTGCAGTGTACCGTGAACATGGTCAAGTAGATCAGTATAATATTGACCACCAATTTGTACGATTTCAGTTGCTATTCCGTTTGAATCTTCTCCCTGAATACCAATATATAATCTATCACCGCCGTTATTTTGTAAACCTGTACCATAGGAGTAACCTATCTCACCTGTTTTTAGAATAGTAGGCGCATTAGTGGTACTACTCGTTAGGTGTTTTATTCTTGTTTTAGCCGCCATTTCTAGTATAATCCTCCGCTTATGGTTAAGTTCTCATTCTCAATTTGCCTAGTTACTTTATATTCTCCTGAAGTACCATCATAGATCATCATAACGCCATCTGCTTGGCCTGATGTATTCACATCAATCAAATCACCTAGTGATAATCCACCAGCTTGAACTTTAACAGTTTGTGCAACAATTTCACCTTGTGCACCAACTTTACCTTTTAATCTGTTTGCTTGTCTAATTTTAGCTTTAATTGCCATTAGCTTGCCCTTGTCACTCCTGGTCGTACTTCTACTTGTCCTTCTACAATTCTAGTAATTTCACTAGTAGCTGTTTTTGTTATTTCAACATCATAAACATATCTACCAGCTTTCATATTATTAGTTTGCGTAGCAGTTAATGATATTCTAACTGTTCCATTAGATTCACTATATACCGAACCAGAAAAATCAACTGCAGTTGTTGATGCATATGATTTTCTAATCTGACCTGCTACAGTATAGCCTGTTAATAATAAAGGATCACCATTAGAATCAGTCACGTCAATGTCTGCACTAAATGTGGAACCTTGATCTATTACTAAATTAGAATATATAGCCATTAACCATTTCCTTAACTATTTATACTTTTAAGATTCTCAATCTCATCTCTTAAAAGTTTATTTTCTTCTTTTAATTCTTTAATTGCTTCGATAAACAATGCTGATAATTGGTTATAATCAACATGTTTATTAATCTCTTCACCATCTAATGTCTCAACTTCTTTTACTGCAGATGGTAATACTTTTTCAACATTCTGAGCGATAACACCAGCAGATTCTTTACCGTCTTTCTTCCAAGTAAATTTTACACCATCTAATTGTGATACTTTCTCCAATGCTCCTTCAACCCTTTCAATATTCTCTTTGAGTTTAACATCAGAAGCGGTTGTTGCAGAAAATGCAATTACATCGCCCGCAGCATGGAAATCACCATCACCTTCAAATTTAAAATTAAGTAACTCACCACTAAGTCCATCAGCTGAAGTATATACATCTATATATCCAGAATCTCCAGATGCTGTAGCAACATTAAAATCTAAATATGATTTTCCATTAGTTCCACTATGTCCTACTTTAACATGAGTTCCACTACTATATGGTAATCTTTGATCATAATCTAAATTAATTGTTTTATCAGAATTTGTTAAACTAATACCATTACCTGCAATATTTTGATTAGCATTTGTATCAATAGTTGATAAAAGTGTATGACCACCTACAGTTAAAAGCCCAGGGCCATTTGCATCTGCAGCTGGTAAAGTAACATTATTACCATTAGAAGATGTTACTGTTAATGCACTCGATGTTCTAGAAAACGAGAGATTTGTTGTTGAAGCAATAGCAAAAGTATCTGTACCTTCTGTTAATGTAATTCCAGTTCCGGCAGTAATACCAATATCGTGTGATGTACTATTCGACATTGTATGACGTAAGATAATATTAGCACCGTTATCTACAACTGATACATCATTTAAGAATGTGTCAGTATTTGTATCTGTTGATGATATTGTTATAACACCACCAGATTCTGATAATGTAATATTACTACCCTTCTTAAACGTTAATGTTTCAGTAGCACCTAGTGTATTATTAACACTTCCATCTCCATTAGTATCAACGCTGACCGTTCTAAATGTATTAGTATTTGTATCTGTCCATGGAACATTTACATATGCATCATTACCACTTAATTGAACAGCATAATTTCTAGCACCTGAATTTGTTGTATAACCTACCTCAATAAGACCTAATGTATTAGCTGCAGCTACACCATAAGTTGTATTAGTATCAGTAGCATTAATTGTAATTGTATTGCCACTTTGCGATACTGATGCTGAACCTGAAGCAGCAATTGTAATATCACCAGATTGTAATGTTCCATTAGAAGCTTTAACTCTCGTAACTGTATTAGTATCAGTTGATGATATTGTTACAATACCTCCAGATTCTGATAATGAAATATTAGAACCTTTCTTAAGTACTAATGTTTCACTAGCACCTAATGTATTATTAACTGAACCATCACCATTAGTATCAACACTAACAGTTCTAAATGTATTTGTATCTGTCCATGGAACATTGACGTATGCTTTTTCAGAAGCTAATTCTACTGGATAGTTTTTACCATTTTCACTATATCCAACCTTAATACCACCTCTTGTTGCAGATGAAGCAAGCGGTAAACTATATGCTGAAGGCATTGTAAACTGAGATGTATTAACAGCAGTAATATGACCTTGAGCGTTAGATGTTACACCTGTTACTGCAGAGAAATTATTACCGTAAGATAACGTTGCTGAACCTGCAGGTGGATCATCTCTTGTTACGTTTTCATGATTAATTTGTAATCTATGAGATTCTCCACTATTAACAGTAACAAAGTCAGTAGAAATTGCAGTACCACCATCAATTGCTAATACTTCGTCTTTAGTAATTTCTATATTACTATTATCATCTGGCCTAATATAAAATCTTGTTAAGTTTGCATCATCAGGAGCTCTTGAGAAATTTCTCAAAGTCATAGATGTATCACCTTCTGCGAATTGCCATCTATTCGTATTTTCATTCCATTGAATATACGAATTTACATATGAACCCCTTTCTACTTCAAAGAAAGCATCTTCTGTTGGTGCCTGATTTGGATAATCGTAGTTAAGAAGAATCTTATTATCAGAAATTTGCAATACTTCTGCATTAGCTGTTGTTTGTGTGCCTTGTACAGTTAAGTTACCTCTAATCACAATTGTATTATCAGATACGCTTGTATCACCAATATTAATTGTACCAGAAGTTTGTGCTAATCTCGATGTTAAGTTAGCAACACTTACATCAACGTCAGTATTATTATCTGTACCGTGAATGTTTATTGCGCCACTATTTGTATATGTTACTGTAACACTACCTGAATCAGTAATTCTTATATCAGAATTAGATCCATCGCTTAATCTCAGAATTGGATCATTACCATCAGCTCCTGAATTTACGGCTGTTAATGTAGCAGTTCTTTGAGATGTGAGATAACCAGGATCAACAAAGTTTACAGTAACTTTATTTCCACTTCTTACTGTACTAATTGATGTACCACCTTCAATATCAACTGTGTTTCCTGAACCAATTGTAGCTGTTCCACCAGAATCTGCTGTTAATGACCATGAACTATAATCATCGAAATGTGATGTAAGATCAGTTGTTTGCCACGCTCTTGTGTGACCATAACCATCTACTATAACTTGACTTAATACAGTAGTTCCATTATTTCCGTATGTTGTTCCGCCTGATGTGAATGTGTTGTGATTCCATTGGATTCTATTACCTGATGCTGTCCATACTGCAGTTGTGTGATTACCGTTTTTAAAGTCAACATCACCATTATTACCAATATCAGCAACGTGTGTACCATTTACTTCAACATCCCAACCTGCAAATCCTAAATCACCGAGTGTTAAGTTTCTTGTAGCTACTGTACCATTAGCATCAACAACAGAACCAATTGAATCTGTTGTAACATTAATATCTAAATCTGAAATAACTGTTGCACCCGTAAGTGGTCCAGTATCAATACTGAAATCATCACCATTATATGTTGGGTGAGTATAAGAATATGTTTCAGTTGCTGTACCAATTCCAGTTACGTGACCATAAGTATCAATTGTAATATCTTGAATATATGTTCTACCACTATTATTGCTTGATGATGCAGATGATGTATCTGAATGTGATATTCTAATTGCATCGTTTGTTGCATCAACATCGATATCAATTGCACCGCCTGATACGAATGTTACTGTATCGTTATTAGAATCTGCTACTACTGTACCTGTTTCTGCATAGCTATATCCGCTATCTGTGTCAGTAACTGCAATATTTTTAAAGATATTTTGTGATGAACCTCTATCTGTATTATTTACAGTAAATGTTAAGTCGTAAGGATCAGCATCTGAACCAGGTGTTATATCAGTCCAATTAATATCAATTGTAGCACCAGTACCAGAACCTTCTACGAACTTCCATTCATTTGCTTGATTAATTGTAACTTTTGAACCGTCACCATCTTCGACTGCGAAGGATCTAATATATCTGTTATCTAAGTTAACAGTTCCAACTGAGCGTGTTAACGCATGGCCATAAGTATCATATGTTAATGTAAGATCTTGAATTACAGTACCATCACTATTATTTGATGCTAAGTTACCGATACTTGATGTATTAGCGTGAGCTAATGTTATTACTGAATCTGTATTATCTGTAGATGATGTAATTGTTAAACCAGCTACTCCATCAACTGAACTTACAGCAAAATCTACACTATCACCATTATTAACTGGATCGATTTGTGTACCTGAAACTTTTAGATTCCACGCTGGATCAGATGCTTCGTATCTTGTATCAAAGTCACCAGTTGTAATAGCACTAACGTGACCTTCAGCTGTAAGTGTAAGTGATTTAATATATTGACCGTCTTGAGCATTTACTTGACCAAAATTACCAGCAGTGCCTGTAAATACATCAGCGTGTGAAAGAGCAATTGCATCATCTGTTGTGCCGCTAGCTAATGCATTAATTACTCCATCATCTGTAAACGTAAGTGTATCATTATTAGATTCTGCGCTAATGGTAACCCCACCAGCAACTATATTTTTAAAGATAGATTGTGAAGAACCTCTATCAGTGTTTTGATATAAAACAGTATGTGTTGTACCACTTTTTGATGTAGTTACACTTACACCATTACTAGCAGTAAAATCTAAATTATCGCCTGATTCAAAAGCTTGTCCTTCGATATTCGGTGATCCTAATGTTGCTTGTGAAAGAATTAATGAACCATCTGCTTCCCATCTATCAGTTGCATAGTTATATACAATTGAGTGAGCACCTGTAACACCAGAAGCTACACCACTTGGGCTTGTAATTGGACCAACTTCTAAACCAAATCCTCCTGATGTTGGTTCTGAACTTAAATCGTTTCCTGCTAATACTAATGTATCTTCAACTTCTAAAGTTGTTACGTTTAATTCTGTTCTTGTTCCTTCAACGTATAGATCACCAGCAACGTATAGATCTTCACCAATACCTACACCACCAGCTACAGTTAAAGCTCCAGTAGCTGAAGATGATGAAGCTGTATTATTAGTAATACTTACAGCGCCTCTTAATGTAGAACCTAAAGCTACATCTAATGTTCCATCTGTATCAACGTTACCAGAAATATCAAGTGATCCAGCATCTAATTCACCAGAAAGTGTAATATTTCTAAATCCTGTAATATCTTTATTTGCATCAACAACTACTACTTTTGAAGCACCTACTGTACCAGCAACTACACCATCAATAGTTTCTAATTCAGCTTCTACTATTTGTGCATTACCAATTCTAAATTGTGTACCTGTAATAATTCCAGCATTAAGTGTTGATGTTCCAATATTAATACTTCCAAACCCTGATGTAATACTACCAGAATTTAATGCACCTGATTGTACAAGATTTGGCATGTTTGTAATTTCATCATCAAAGTATGCAGCTAAATCTGTAACAGCAACTTGCTTCATTGTGCCGTTATCATTAACAACAACTCTATCAGCATCAGCTATAGTTGTTGATGATGCTGCTGTATTACCGTCCATTATATTTAATTCTGCAGCAGTAGCAGTAACTGTTGTTCCGTTAATTGATAATCCGTCAGTTTCGATTGAACCATTAACATCGACATTACCTTCAATATCAACATTATTAGTTACAATTAAATCATTCGAAACAGTTAAGTTATTAGCAAATGTCGCGTTTTGGCCTGATGCTGTTAAGAATAAAGCACCTAAATGTCCAGCTTTTAATTGAAAATCTGTGCCGCTCTTTGTGAATCTACCATATTCAACGCCATCAGCTTGAAGTATTGTATGATTTGATCCATTATCTAATTTAATATTACCATCAGAATTTACAGTAAATGCACCCGATGTAATAAGAAATGCATTTGTTCCTGCAGTAATATTTTTTGCAGATGCATCGAAAACTGCTTCGATTTCGTTAATAGCACCGACTAAATGCGAAGCATCTGTATCTAATGTAACTGAACCTGATGTATGAATATCTGCATAGATTTCATTAATAGCATCAACAATAGATGTTTTATCTGTTGTTGATAAATCACTCATTGTTCTTCTTTCAGAACCAACTGCGTTAAATAGATCTGCGTCTATTTCATTGATAGCACCAACAATAAATTTGTTTGTTGTTTGAAGTGTTGTTAATGAATTAGTTGTATTAATATCGTTATATACATTTAATAAAGCAGTACTAATATCAGTACCCATACTATTATAATTAGTATTACCGATTTCAGCATCTAATACATTAATAGCTCCAGTTAATGTTGTTGAATTAACAGCATCAACAGGACCACTTGCACCAAATACCATATTACCTATTTGTGATTCGTGTTCTCTTAATGCATCTCTAACGTTAGCAGCTGCAGTTGTTATTGTGTAATCTGAATTTGTACCTCTTAAGAACGTTTCGATTTCATTAATAGCTGCAACTACATTATTAGCATCTGTACCCATCACATAGCCAGTTCTTTGAGTTGTATCATCTCTTAGAACATTTTCTAATTCATTAATTGCTGCAACAAGATCAGATACTGCATTTGTATCTAAATCATCTACATCTCCGATATCACCTTGAATTTCTTTAATACCACCAACAGCAGTTGTAGCAGAATAACCTGTAGCATCATCAATTTCTAAATGATTACCAAGTTCAACTCGTAATTCTCTTATAGCTGCTGATAAATCTGTAGCAGTTAAACCTGTAAGTGACATATTACCGATATCACCTTCATGTTCGTTAATTGCCGCTGTTAAATCAGTAGCTGTTGTATTTAAACTTAATGAACCAACTTCTGTATGTAATTGATTTAATGCACCTGTGATTGTATTGTTACTATCTCCTGAATCGATAGTACTAATACTTTCACTACCGATTTGATCTTCATGTTCTCTTACTGCAGCAGTTAAGTTTGATGCTGATGTTCCTAAGTTACTTGCTGTGACATCACCAATTTCATCGTGAATTTGCTCGAGTGCACCAGTGATAGTATCATTAGAACTAGAAATATCAGTAATATCAACATTACCAATTTGTGTTTCATGTTCAGCGATTGCGCTACTTACTGTTGAAGCAGTTGTTCCCATTGCTAAAGCAGTAATTGTTCCTAATTCTGCATCGTGTTCGTTAATTGCTAATACAACATCATTAGCAGATGTAGTTAAATTTTCTACTGTACCAATATCATCTTGTAATTCATTAATAGCTGCTACTAAATCGAGAGAGAAAACTTTAATTGTATTTGTATTTGCTGCAGGAGTTGTAAGTTCAATATAACTACCATAAGTACTATCAACCGCTGTTAATGCTCCATGATCTGCAGCTGCAATTTCATCGGCTGAACCTAATACTCTTAATTTTGCTGTAGCACTAAAAGATCCTTGAGATGTTTTAAATCTAATTTCACTTGAATCTACTGAGTGAAGAACACCATACCAATTTGAATCAGATTCAATATCTCCTTGTGTACTTAATGAACTTCCATTCTGATAAACTGTTACACCTTCACTAAATGAATTACCTACAGATGGTGAATTACTAATCGCAGAAACACCAGCAATTTTTGGTGCAAAGAATCCATTTGCTGCCATACCTTGAGTTAATTCTGTGTTATTATTGTAAACTCTAGCGATTGCTACTGGATATGATTCAATAATAATCCTAGCAATATTAGCATTTGCAATTGTATCAGGTGAACCTGTGCCTACTTTTAAATCAGCACTTGAACTAAATGTTCCTGTTGAATCTCTTACAATAATTTTATTTACAGATGCAGAAACAATAGTAGCTGACCAACTTTCAGAACCAGATGAGCCTTGATAAATAATTGCATTCGCAACATATGATGCATCAAGTGATGATACACCTTCAAGAATAATAGATCCACCAGTATTATCAATAGTATGTTGTGGGCTTAATTCAAACCTTGTAACTTTAGAGTTATTATCAGCTCCATCAAATAAAACTTGTCCAGCTGAAGCAGTATAACTATAAGTTTTATCTGCTAATAAAGCATCAAGCTGTTCGTTATCACCAACGTGTAACGATATTTCATTTGTCTTCTGTCTTAAGATCTCTAACGTATCTTGTTTTAAAACTCTAGTTTCTTTATTTGCCATTATTTACCACCAAGTAATTTTTCTAACATTTTTTTAATTTCGACCATATCTTTTTTTAATTGATCGATGTCTTGCCTTTGTTGTTCATCAATTTCTTGTTGAGCTTTTGCTGCAACAATTTGAGATCTACGTGCTTCATAAGCACCGCTATTAGTATTTATAATAGCATTGGTAGAAGTATCTCTAACTAAATCAGGATTATTTTCTACTTGTACTTTTTTCTTTCTTGGCATTCTCTATCCTATGTTGCTGCTATCGCTCTAAAATCCTTTATTGTTGGTACTGCTGCTGAGTTACTTGATCTCATAACAATCTTAAATGCCATTGAACCAAAACTTCCTGTTGGATCAATGGAGTATTTAACTTCATCATAAACAGATCTATCATTATTGATAACAATTGGTTCTGCAGGTGTTGCTAAAGTCCAAGCTAAAGCATCAAAGTCACCATCTTCTCCCGCACCAGTTGTTTTCCAATATAAATCTACAGTAGCACCTGTTGGAACGTTAGCTCCTAAATAAACATCAATTACATCTGCTTCTTCTTCAAGATCAATTTTCTTAGTTATATATTTAGCTAACTCAGATCCACCTATACCATTTGTTTCTGCTACGTAATTACTGTAAGCACTTGTATTATTTCCTGCATCACCAATTCTATTTTGAATTGCAACAGCTGATAATCTATTTTGATCAATAACTGGAGTTAAATGATTTTTTGTGGAAGATAATACTGCTCTAATTTTTAAACTCTTACCTGCTGCTTCATTACCAGGTGAACATACAACCTTAGGCGAATGGAAATAAAGATTCTGATTAGGTAAAAACTCAAATTCACTTTGTGCTTGATATGCAGTTTCGGTTCCATCAACTGATTGTTGTGATGTTGCTGTTAAGAAACATCTTAAATCTGTATTAGGCACTGTAAAATGTTCTAGCTTAGTATGTAAAGCATCTATGTGTTTATTTTCTGTAGCAGTAACTGATGTTCCACCTCCAGTTCCTGTAGCAGTTGCATTACTTGATCCACATGTTATTGTATACGAATCTTGTTCTATGTTAGCGATTGTTTTTGTTCCATTAATATCATTAGCAGCAATTCCATTTAATGCAGTAGCTCCTGCTATTGTTACGCTTGAACCACTATTATGCATACCATGATTTCTATGTTGTACTCTTACAACTGTTGAACCAGAAGTTGTTGTTAATGGATTACCAACTAAACTCACTGCTGGTAATGCATCATTATCAAAAGTAACTTCAGCACTTAATGAACTAAACTGAGCTCTCTTTAAAGTAAACTTAAGATCTTTAGTTTGATCTGGTGTCCATGTTGATGCATTCTGTGATGTAAAGAATGAACCACCGTGTGGTTGTTTTGTAATTCTATAATCAACATTAGTTACATCGAATCCACCCATTTCTGCAACCCATGCTTCGTACTCATCACATGGTGATTTAATAACAATAGCATATTCAACATCTTGTTGTAAGTATACAGGAAAATCGAATGGGAAATTTGTAGCACTTGATGCATTAGTAGAAACATTAACTGAACTAGGTAATAATGTTACTTCAGTTCCTGGCACTACTGTTTGAGTAGGTATTCCATTAGATGTTGTTCTAATACTTACTTCAACACCAGCTGGTGATTTAACTGCTTTCGTTTTAAAGAATAAATCAAGTGATGTTACAAAGATACCGCCTTCTTTTTCAATAAGAATTGTTTGTGCTAATGGATCTTCCCATCTTGTAGTTTCTCTAACGAATGATTCTCTTACAACTCTATTATCACTTACTTCAGATTGAACAAGCTTAGGAACCTTTGTACTAATAATTGTATTTTGTACGGATTCAATTAAACCTTGTGCGTGAAATGTTGCTTCAGAGAAAGTTGATTCATCGCTTCTATTATTTGTTGTGCTATCTGACAATCTAAATTCTTTTTGGCCAGTTTTAAATTTAAGTGATGAGTTTCTTGGTATAATAAATGATCCTGTAACTTGACCATTTGCATCAGTAGTTAATGAACCAGAACTTGAAGCTGGATGTGATGTAACACCATTATAAACTTCTGATTGATCACTAGTATTTGTCCATTCTTGGAATGATTCTTGTTTTACATAATCAGTTATACCGATACCATCAAAGAAAGCATATACCTTTGTGTTAGGCTTCATTTGCTTGGCTTCAAAATAAATTTTTCTTGATCTCATGAATGGAACAAAGTTAACTTCAACAACTCTACTTCCAGCATTTCTCTCTATAATATCAAATCCAACATCTGTTCTGATACCAGTTCTTGATTGATTAGATGTAGTAGTAGTTGTTATACTTTGGTTATTTCTATTATTTCTTCCACCACGACCGAACCACCAAACATCTCTTTGTGGTTCAACCCTTATATCTTCATCTACACCAAACCAATTTGTTTCCCATTCATTCCATACTGTACCAAGAATTCCTGATTCTTCTGCTAATTCTACAAACTGATCGTAAGCTCCTGTCTCATCTATAATAACATCAGGTCTTACATCAGTTTCTTTCCATTCATCAGATTCTGGTGAAAGCTTAAGTGAACCACCCCATTCAAAGATATTATATGGATTAACATTAATCGCGACACTAGCATAAGGTTGAACTGTATGATTTACTTGTGAATATGGCAATGTCCAAATAGAACTATTCTTAACCGCAGTATTTGTAGCTGTAGCTGATGTAACCATATTAACATTCTTTGAATTACACTTAGCTCTTAATGTTCCTTGTACTTTATCAATAGCACACTTACCACCTAATGTATCAGGATGTTGATTATTAATTACATTATGTCCTCTAAATGAATCTACTAAAATACCATTTTTAAATCTAGTATTATTATTCGAATCAACCATAAATGTATCTGAAGCAGATTGTTCTAATAAAGATAATGATGTATAGTATTCTAAGTTCTTAATTCTTTTATCAAGCTTAGCAATATCTTTCATTGTATATCTTTTATTTTCAACTAACTGAGGTATAATATCATTAGTATTAAACACATAAGGCTTTAACTTTAATTGATATAATGAAATAGAATCTTCTCTATCTTCTGGAGGTTGAGGAATATCTGATGCTACGCCTTTTACAATTTCATATGTACCATCTCTTTTTAAAATTAGTTTATCAATTCTTGGTAAGTAATATGATATATCACTTTCGAAAATATGTGCAGGCTTAGGTGATCTCGAAATTTTAAATCCTGAACCTGTACTAAATTCAGAACCAGTTGTTGCACCTGACTCGGCTTTACGAGGTCTAAAGTCTACACAATCTCTTAATTGTAAAACACCCTTTGAACTATTGAAAGAACCTATGGTTGCATAATCTGCAGTAGGATAAGAATCAACTGAGAAATAATCTCCATCTCCATGGTTATAAAAATCGAATGTAACAATTAAATCTTTTCCAACATCAATAGCAGGAGTTGATTGATTTTTGATAATTCTACCATTTTCATAGAAGTTATCTCTTTGTCCATTATCTAATGTAAATCTATTTGTTACAGTATTTCCACCATCTTCTACAATTGAAACAATTCTAATTATATCTGCATGATCTAAATCAAATGATTCTTGACCAGTAGTAATATTAGAACTAGAAATTGTTAAAGTTTCACTATTTACTCTTGACTTATTTTTCCTAGCTAAATTCTTTTTAGCAGTAACTAGAACTTTACATGTACCAGAAATACCTAGTGCAGTAGCATTAAATGTAACGGAGGTTGAACCATTTCCTCCTGCTGTAATATTACCAGCTACACCAGTTTTAACTGCGCCTGAAGCTGGAGCAATAATAATATCAACTTGATCTGAAATAACTCCTGAAGATGCAGGTAAACTTACTTGTAATGATCCAGTTGAAACAGAACCTGTTAAGATATGTCTTACTTTATATTCAGTATTTGTTAAATTTTTAATAGCATCATACGGTAATTTATGTAAGCCGCTATTAAATCCAGTGGCAAATCTTGTTCCTGCTGTAGCTAATGTGGCACTAAATGATGTAGATGATTGTGTTATAGTTGTAACATTATTAAATGAATATCCAGCATCCATAACAATATCAAATAAATATAATCTAATATGATCACTAAATATTTCAAGACCACGAGCTCTTGCTGTACCTCTTGCTGTACTACTAATATTTAAATCTAATGTTGTATATGTTTCTAAATCTGGTATACCTTCAACTGTATTTGTAGTTAACTTAACATAGTTACCTACCGTAATTTGTGTATTAGTATTTGTTTCTGTTTCAGTAGCATCATTACCTCGAGGCTTATCAACCTCAACAAATTCTTTTGATGTTTTTTCTACTCTAAATCCTTGGATATATGCGATAGATTTTTCAACACCAATAGCTAATTTATCGGCATCACCTCCATTAGCTGCTAGCTTATATCCAAAATTAGTTGTATCATCTAAGTGTTCTTTAATATCTAATTCGAATAAACCTACAATATAATCGCCAGATTCTTCATGTGTTCTATTAGCTAATCTCTTTGTTAATTCTGTATCAGACGTTTTATCTGTGACATCTAATCGAACAACACCATTTTCTATAGTAGCTAAAGGAACATATTCATCAATTGTTCTATTCGTATCTGTATCTAAATCTTCTTTAATAAGTGTTGTTGAAATTTTATATCTATCTGCACCTGGTGCTGCTGTATTAGGAACACCTTGAGCATTATCTAATAAGCTTGTATCTCCTGCAGAAGTTTGAATAGTTTGAGATACTTGCAAACCTACAACATAGTTTGGTGTATTTGTATATTTGTCTAATACTAATGTTTGATTAGGCACATATACAAAACAACCAGAAATAAAGTATACACCTTCTCTTACATTATATGTTGAACCTTGTCCAGTTGAATTAGCAATAGTTGATACTGAATTACTACCATCAACATTAGATCCGCCACCAACCATAAGATATCGAGTTGTTGATGTATCAGTTGAAACAACTTCACCAACACCAAATTTTTCTACTGTTCTATTAGGACCACCTTTGTTTAAGTATTTAATATAAATTGTATCTGGATCAGAACCAGTTGCAGCTACAACTTTATCAACAATAGCTGTAACTTGGTGAGTAGTATTTGCAGTACCAGTTAGAATAGTACCTTTAACAATTTCTGAAAGATAATTCGCAGTAGTATAATCTACTGAATTGTGTTGGAATGTTCCTTCAACTTTTAAATATTCGTGAGAAATATTGAGTGATGCTTCACCATTAACTACGCGTGATCCATCTTTAAAAGCATATTGACCATGACGATCGATCTGTGCCTGTAAAGCAGTTTGCATTTGAGTAAGCTCACGAGCTTGAACCGATCTTCCAGGCCTAAACAGTATTCTTTGATAATTTTTAGTTTCATCAAAGTCGTCGTAGTAAGGCGCTATGCCATAATTTTTAATCGATGTTGTACTCATATCTTCTCTCTTCTAATTAGAATTCAATAATAACTTTAATATCTTCAATCTGTGTAGCTGTTCTATTAATTGGATTTCTGTTTTCCATAAAAATGATTTGACCACTTTCTTTATTAACTTCAGGATTTGTTAAGAAATCATTAGCCGTAGTTTTAGGTACACCAGTAGCACCAGAAGTTTGTCCTGTTACTGTGTTACCTGAACCATGCGCAAATGTTCCATAACCAGTTTTACTATTTTGATTATAATAAATTTCTCCAGTTCCTGAATCAATTGATACTACGTATGCTTGTACTAATGATGCTCCAGAACCTTGAGTAATTAATTCATCAACTTGGAATGTTCCAGTTTTAGAAGCAAAATCTAAAGCGCCTGTTGCATTTAATGTTGTAGCTGTAGCGATAGTTGTTAACCCGTAATTAGTTGGATTTTTAACAAGTGTTACTTGTCTGAAATCATTTCCAACAGTAAGATCTCCACCGCCTGTACCTTCTAGTAAAGTATTAACTGCTACAAAGAATCCACCTAGTTCTTTTATTGGATCAGTTCCATGACCACCAGCTGGAGAAATAACTGCTCTCGCAGATGCATCACTACCACCTCCACCAGAAATTCTTACATCAGCAATTGTATAACCAGTTCCTTTATTTGTAATAGTAAATCCAGTAACAGCACCACCTGAAACAGTAGCTGTCGCTTGAGCGCCAGATCCATCACCTGTTATATACACTGTAGGAGCAGAAGTATATCCTGTTCCTCCACTTCCTGATGTAGTAGCTAGTTCGATTCTTTCAATACCTCCAGCATTAGCGTGTTGAGCTGAAGCTTTTTGATTTAGGTATTGTGCATAGTCTGCTTCTGATAAAGCATTCTCTGCGGTTGTATCATTGTTATAATCTGATGCTTGACCTCCTGCTCTTGGATCAACTGTTTTAACGGGCATATATGAAGTTGTCAAGAATTTTTCTGCATCAGCAACGGAAACTGTATACATGTATTTCCAAGTGTAACCATCTGATTCTGCTGTTGGTACTGTTAATGTTTGTACAGGTTCTTGTGTTGAATTACCGCTTCCTTGTTTAATACACTTATAAACTTTAAACTCTGAAGTAATAATATAAAACGCTTTATCGAAAATATCTGGATCATTAGAATCCCATTCGTAATATTGTCCACCTGATTGCCATGTATGTCTTGGAACTACATGTGATACATCATTAGCGCCAAGTAGTTTATAAGCAAATACGTTTTGATGTGCTTCTCCTAATTGATCTAATGTATCTGCTGGTGTAAAAGGTGTTGTGTCTGTTGTATCAGAAGTTGTTAAAGACCAGACATCTGATTTACCAATACCAACATATACACTAGTACCAGCATCAGCAATATCTGCTTTAAAGTTTTCTGCGTTCAACGTTCTGAATTTAGATGTTACTATTGCCGTCATTTTTTATTTCCCGTTAATTTGTGTGAATAAAAGAATTCACGTTATATTTATTTATATCAGTTATAGAAGTACTTTGTAATTGAGTATCACCTAATACTTCAATTGTTTCATTAAACTCATATAATCTATTACTATTTAATACGTTAGTTTTTTGGCTATAATAATCATTACCAGGTTGCGTTCTATAACCTGATGCTTTGACTAATACTTCATAGCCACCCATTGTTTTTGTTGATGTTGATGATTGTGTTATTGTCCAATTACCTGAACCTAATTCACCTATTGTTAATAATCCACCATTATATAATGTTCTACCAGTTACTGATCCTGAACTTTGAACTGGGTTTGTTTGTCTATTAAATTGTGGATCATCATATGTATGATTCAATTCAAGAATCATTGTTTGATCTTTATGTTTTACTCTATCTTCATGCTTAGCCCTTGATGCTAGTGTTATATCTGGATTTAAAATATAATTGGCACCCGCATTTGTAATACTTACTGATGCAATTTCAGATGGAGTTAATTGAGCTTTCGCAGTAGCATTACCACTAATTGATACTGTAGGTAATTCAGTATAACCTGAACCTAGATGTGATAGTGTAATTCCGCTAATAGAACCGTTTTCAATTTCTGCATGAGCTCTTGGATAATCATACTTAACTGTAATACTTACATCATCGATATAAACAATACCATTATTACCATCACTTTGAAATCCTACATAATCTTCGTTAATAGGAGTTGAACTAGAAATATTATATTCAAATTCAAAGTCTTGCCAATCAGTTGTTAAGTTTTTAGTAAACCAACCAGAGTTACCAAGTTGATTTGTTGAATATGCCATTCTAAATGTATCTGCTCCGCCGCTACTTGGCTTTTTCGCTCTACACTTTACTTTAATTGTATTACCGGCCAATCTTGATACAAATTCAGGTTTATCATTACGTAATCTATATACCACACCACCAATACTGCCAGAAGCACTTGTATCTAGTGTTGTTGTCTGTACTTGTAAAACTGATGATGAATCAATAGTTTGAATTGAAGCAGTGTGATTTAATGTATCAATAACTCTCCATATATCATCGCCATATTGTGTTGTACTTACTGATGCTCCAGTATAATCTTCTGTGAAGAATGGAGTTGCTGTGTAGTGTGATGATGGATTAGAAAATGATATATCAGGTTGTGTTGTATATGAACTACCTCCACTCAATAATTCTATGTGTGATACTGATGTTGGTTGTAAAAGATATTTTGCCGTAGCCGTAACGTTACTTGATAGTGGAACACCGAATTCGTCTTTCGAAGTAGGAGCACTTATTCGAATTGCAGGAGGTTCACTATATGATTTATTCTCATTCGCAACTACACTAATAGAAGCCACTTGACCAACATTCGGATTACCTGCAACACTTGCGAATGCTGACTGATAACCAGATCCAGCTCCACTAATAGTTACTGAATCTACTTTACCTTCACTATCAATTGTACATGTTACAGTTGCTGCACTAATTGTTTGTCCACTAAGTGCTACACCATTTACAGTAATTGATGGAGCCGATGAATATCCAAATCCAGCATCTGTAATTGTGGCACCTGTTACAGATCCACCTGAAACTGTTAAAGCGATAGAAGCCGATTTATGGATTTCAGCAAATGTAAATGGTAAGAATAAAGAACCAAACATTTCTACAAGTATTGGTAAGTCTTCAATACCAATTACACCAGGTTGTTTACCTGGCATCGATGATAATGTAAACCTCGGCGTTTCTGCTGTACCTGAAGGATATTCTCTATATCTTAAATTGCCAGTTGGTCTAAAATCTCCGCCTGATGGATCTGTACCACCAGCATAATTTTCTAAGAATGAAGATTCTTTTTCATCATCTCCTAAAGCTTCTCTTGTAGCAAATAATTGAAGTAGTATCTCAGCGAAATATTTAAATCCAGCTGGATGAACCAATCGTGCATAGACATCATTCCATGAAGAAAGGTTCTGACCAGTTCTAATTAAGTAAGAGAACTTTTGATAAAAATCTGAATCATGTATTTTAATATCATCTGATAAAAATCCTTTATTATCAAGATATTGTCCTAAACCAGTATCATAATTACCTGATGAAGGAATTAATGTTTTATTATATGGGTATTCAATCTCAACTGTATCATTAAATAATAATCTAAAGAATACTTCAATTGAATCTGAAGAACCTCTTATTTTATAATAATCAATAATAGATTTATAGAGAGATCTTTTATTTACTTGAATAGAACGAGGGATTACAGCCGCAATTTCTTTTTGAATTAATTCTAAATAGTTTGCGGCTGCGCTATCAATATCCATTGCTTCCTCAATTGTATTGAGGACATATGAAGCACCAGGGCCAGCCCAATATTTAATGGGCGTTGTAAGTGTGGCAGTTTGTGTATTATACGAAGATAATCCTGTAACAGTAAATGTCTTACCAATCTCTGAAAGAGAATTAGCGAGTGAACCAGGAAGATTATTACCATTAGTGATTGCTACGTTTTCATCATTTAATGTTATTGTTGTAATTGTTCCATCTGTTGCTGTTACAGTTAATGTTGAATTAGCTCCATCTTCGTCAGTAAAGAAATGATCATTCTCACTTCTTGGATCTGATATTCTAAAGACTGCTTTATTATCTAAAACAATATCTGTATAAACTTCGTTTTGTTGATATATAAACTCTTCTAAGTTCATATAATCATAATATGCATTTAATAATGTTTCAATACCAGAAGCATTCGAAAGAATCTCAGAAGGAATTAACTCCTGAGTTCTTAAATCTTCTTTTGTCTTTTTCTTTGAAGACGCTACTGATTCAATATAACCAGGTGATGCGTTATCCGAAGAAAACAATGTATTGTCTTTATGTGCCATACTTATCTAAGCCTTGAGGTCGTTGTATAATTAATTGTACCTGACGAACCTGATAATGCAATTGTATCTACACTTGGTGTTACGGTTACTCTCAAAGGATCAATAGAAATTAACTGATTTCTGAGAGGAGCAAGATCAAGTGAATTAGGTGTAACTGTAATTCGTATTGCGGCAGTTGTATCTGGTCTAAAGTTATTTAATGTTATAATACCTTTTTGATGATCAACAGTTCCTGCATTATTTACCACAGTAACATTTACACCATTCACAATCTTGTATATAATAACCTTACGATTATTTTCATTAGTAATCTCTGTATCTCCAAAATAAACTGTTTCACCATTTAAAAGGAAAGAAGTAGAGGAGATAGTATGTGTTGTTCCGCCTGCTCTATAGAATTCTTCGACAAATTTTAATTCGAAGTTATTATCTGCATTATTAGCAGGTGTAATGTTCATAAACATATAAGGACGAACGGAACTATTCTGAATAGCAGGATCCGCATTATCAATTGCCCTTAATAACTGTGAATGTCTAAAGACACCATCGAATTTTTCTAGTTCGTTAAAGTTATAATCCGAAATAGTATCTCTGACAACAGATTCGAGTTCGACAGCCGAACGATCTGTGAGGTTAGGATTATATTTAAAATTAACGTCAAGTTCTAAGAAGGTAAAGGTCGGATCCACCATTTGAGGTGTAATCGAAACCACATTCTTACCTTTGAGAATAGTACCTGTGATATTATCTTTTTCTGATTGTGTAAGGGCATCTCCGACCAAAGGCTTAATAGAGATGAACACTTTACCAAAATCAGGTGGATCATTATCTTCTCCACCCCAACATGAGATAGAAGAAATATTAGAGAACGATTTTTGAATGATCGCTCTATAATCATCAGAGGTAACGGCTCTGTTCTGAGATGTAAATGTCAGAGGAGCATTGAATCGAATTGATTCGTTTGTTTCTTTTTCTGTCCCACCAGATGCAGCAGCGACAGTTGTAATCGTAACGTTAGAGAAACCACCCACGTTATCGACAATCGTAAACACGTTCGCACCATTTGATTCTGAACCTTCAGTAAAGATATAATCGAGTGTTACGATATTATTGTTTGTTGGTTTATTACCTGTTACACCATCTCCGAAATATATCTCATAGTATTCATTTGCATTCTCTTGAAGGTAATAGACCTTTGAATCGGAATCCACATTGAGCAGACTCTCGAACTTTGTATAATTATCGAACGCAGTCGATTGTTCGTTGGCCTGGACTAAGACACGAAGCGTCGATGTATCGGCATCGTCATCGGATAACTGAAACTTCTGATTCTCGATATCATTATCCACTCGATACTTGAGTTCTTTCCTTGTTCCTTCGACAACGGTTACATTATTAAAGGTAAACGTACGAGTCGCGGGCGAGGTACTA